AAAGGTAGCTGGCCCCATCATATAGTTAGTACCGTGTATGATCTTCTTAACTATCTGACGTAAAGGGTGGTCTTTGTCAAACTCTACTCCGAAGAACTTGAATCCTGTATAGCAGTAGAAGTCTCTAACTCCAGCAGTAACTGGTGGATCTTCCAGAGCTGATCGCAGACTTTCGCAGCCCGCAAGATAGGCAGTGCATCTGGCTTCTGATTGAGATTTGTCGATATTACCCAGCAGGAATCCTGGATCAGATTTAACTGCTTTCTTAAGATAGTAGGGTATGTTCTGTAATTGAGTACCGTAGTTTCGCATATTGGTTTTGACATAAGTTTTCTTATCCTTCTTCAGTGTTCTTAGACTTGAAGCATTGCAGGCCATACGTGTAGTCTCTGTTCCATCTAGAGACAGTGAGAAGAGTAGCCGGTCATCTTCAGTGAGCTGTGCATCATAGTATGTACCTATAGCTTTCCTTAGCTCTTTGTATTTAGTTATCCGCTCAGTGAATAGAGCATAGAAAGGATGCTGTCTTGCTACCTTCTGTAGCTCTAGCTCTCCTGTTGCTGCATCTGACTTAGCTCTACCTGGTTTCTTTGCACCTAGTACCTTATAGATAAGAGTAGATACCTGAGGCGGGGAGCTAGGATTGAAGTTAGGCAGCCCAGTTGCTTCCCGTAGCCAGTCTAGTATCTCATCTACCTCAGCCTGTGCCTCATCCCTAGCTACTGCCAGCTTCTCCCTGTCCATTAGTACACCCTCAAATGCAGTGTATAATACAGGTGCTATGTTAGGATAGAGCTGTCGGTAGTTAACCCATACCCAATCAGGAGCACGAGAGATAAGAGCAATGAATATGCGGGCAGTGTTGATAGTATCTTTAGCATTGTACTCTAGTGGGGAGACTGAGCTTTCATGCTTCCACTGGTAGAAGTCTGGTAGGATATAGCTGGCAATTCTGTCGAGTCCTTTCTGTAGCTCTGCATACCAGCATCTCCATATGTACTCGGTATCATAAAGATAGTTTCTAACCACAATATGATAGCGAAGTAGATGAAAACAATCAAAGCAGCCGTTGTGAAAAACTTTAGGCGCATCATTAGATAGTACATCCCGTAGTACATTCCAAGCAAGATACAGCTCACTAGCATCTCTGTAGTGGCCGGGCATTAGTGATATAACTTGTGTCCTACCTACCTTTAGACCTCTTGTGATCTCAGTAAAAGCTACAGAAGAGATCTGATTCTTTAGTGTAGTCTCTATGTCAACTACTTGAACAGGATATGAATTGATTTCAGCACGACAGTTCTCTACATCCACTGCTGTCTTAGCTATGCGGTAGCTGTACAGAAATGTCTCGCTATAAACTGCTGTCTTGATCTTAGCTAGATCTATGTTAAGGAATAGTTTACCCGTAGGAGATTTATTAATGAGGGATAGTTTATCACCTATGATTATAGGGATAGAGGTTTGTAGTACTGAGCCTCTCCATGCTGTGAGGTTAGGCTTTGAATCATTTACTATGTTACGGAGAGTGAGAGTATTAGTTACAAAGATAGCTTGAGCTTTTATCTTGCGAGCCAATTCTATAAGATCACTTAGCTCATATGTTTTATAGGTAGCTTTACCTGTATACCCATGAGAGCCGAAGATACCTAAGAAAGCTCCTTGGTATGCCTGCTCTGCTTTACTTATGTTGACTAATACTCTCACGGTCTTATGCCTGTCTTATTGAATTAATTATTCTTACTCTAACATCTGCCTCAGCTTGTGTGATAAGCTGAAAGAGCATGTTAGACATCATAGGAGTATAGCCGTAGCCCAGCATATCATTCTGAAATCTACATGCAAAGTTAGAAGGATGTACTTCTAGTCTGCACTTAGTATAGATAGTCATGATGTCCTGAGCTTCTTCTCTAACGGTGTTGCTCATCATATGCCTCTCCCTCATAGGGTTCTGCATGGATAGCTATCTCTTTATCTCCAAGTACCCATTCTTTAACTACAATGTCTACAATCTCACCTTCTCCATAGTCTCCATCCATTACTTGAGAGAGGGGAAGCCAATCCTGTACATCTTCTTTTTGTACTAGAATAGCTTTACCACTAGGTGCTATTCTCTTTATAATAGCTTGGGGTATTACCATCCAACTGTCATTCCTGCTCATTAGTGCCATCTCCTGCTCATGTTTGCTCCTTTCATAAGAGCTTCTTTAAGTTCTGTGGATGATTGTGTATCCTTCTCTGGTATAGCTTTTTCTTTAAATCCTGCTAGCTTCAGTACATCTCTTACATTAGCTCGCACGAAATCTTTAGGTATAACTAGGTTAGTAGTATTAAGTATATGATCGTAGATAAACTCATGAGGTAAGCCAGCAGCTATTATCTCTGGCAGTAGTTTATTAGCTACGAAATCATAAGCCTTCTTAGATTCTTCACCATACTCTAGATCAAGATCCCGTACAAACCAGTACCAGTCTACTGCTGCGTTCATTCCCATGACTTCTTCCTTGACATAGCTTCTATGAGAATGATAACCCAAGCAGCAGGCCAGCAGATAGAACCAATTAATATCATGAATTCCTTACCTGGTGCCCACTTGCCCTGATGCTTGAACTGTAGGAAGAGCCATGTGGCTCCTGTTAAGAATAGGTATATAGTTATTTCCATTAGAATCCTCTTGGAGTATGCACGTCCCTGTGCAGTGTATCCTAGTGACGAATCTCTTTAGCTGCTACGAGAGTAGAGTCAATCTCTTCTACCGTATAGCGAGTCTTGAGTCCCAGCTCTTTAGCTTTGCTATTCTTTATGGTTGCTGCATCCATAGCCTTAAACTGAGTTTCATAGTAGTAAGATGCTGCACCGCTGTGCTGCCCGTTTACTGTTGCGTAATGTACATTCATATCTTATTCTCTCCAGTTAGATAATGGGTGCACGTCCCTGTGCCATATTACCTCCTTGCTTCTCTACTCTGCGGGTTCGTACTCAAATACCTTGAAGCCCTCTGGCAGTTCACCAGCAGGTATCAGCTTCAGGTCTTGTATGCGTACGTTCTCATACTCATTACCATCCTTCTTACTGGTGGCAATAGATGTAGTGAGTCTCACCCAGTACTCTGACATCTTCTTCTCTTGTAACTGCCTGATGTAGGGTCCAAAGGGGCCAGTCAGCTCTCCAAACATAGCTGTCAGACGCTTCTTCAGCCATTTCTTACCTACCTCTCCACCCTGGAACTGCTCTCCGAACAAACTACCAGGTGCAACATCCATATCTTCAGCCTTAGCTTTCTGTTCCGTTACTATGTGCTGATAGATAATACGGACACCCTTGGTTGCATCTTCACTAGCACCTATCTTATCAAGGCCAGCAAAGACAATACCATACAGATGGATACCCTTAGGAGGATTAGAGAAGGAGATAATATCTTCAACATCAGATACATCTTCGTCAAGATCAAAGTCATCTACCATATCATTCATAAGAATCACTCACTCACAGTTAGTTAGGTTATCTTCAGTTGAGGGCCAGTCGTGTGGGCCATATCCTCCAGAGGTGCAATCGGGTTAAAAATATTTTGCAAAGTTGGCTGACCTGCTGTATCTAATAGACTTACTCCTCTCCGCAGTCCAACTTGCCTGATCTTTGGTACTTTATTCGGTACGTGTGTAATAGCATGGCTACTACCACTCATATAAGTATAAGCTCTATAGTTAAAATACTTGGCTATCTTCTTGGAGAAGTTACGAGATCCACAAAGAGGTATAGTTTCTATGACAGTTTCCTTACCATTAGACATCTTAGTAAGGTCTATCTCATGTGTGGTCATGATGATATTAGTACGGGCAGCCTGAATAGCTGTTACTATAGGGATCATATCCAACGTGAAGTCCCCATAGTATTTCCGTAGGTCTTTATAGTTATTAGCATTTAGGGATAGAGCAAGAACTGAATCGGCCAGCTGTGAGCCAGTCTCTATCACTACTAAGTCCTCATCTCCGCAGTCTTTTAGATTGAAGAGCACTTGATCTGTACAAAGTTTACAGCCCACCGTACCATGCTTAGTGCATACCTTAGGCTTAGATTGTCCTGGCCTAAAGGTTCTGAGGACTGTATCAGCAAAGCGTGGAGTCTCAGTAGAGTCAGCTATATTAAAGGGGATTACCTTAGCTAGATGTTCGTCAGAGAGTAGAGGCTTACCAGAAGAGGTGCGGGCATACATCAGAGTCTCTAGTCCATTCTCTGAGTCCAGCCAGTAGACTCTCTTTATCTGTGGAGCCATTATAGCAGTAGCAGCTACGTGAGTCTTACCACTAAAGGGAGGCCCCCAGAGTAGTATATGTTTATGATAGATCTCTGAGCAATCTTCTATTGCTTTCTTCTGGTCTAGTAGACTAATCATTTGTATCTCCCGTATATATCATAGTATCTTTTCGTTCTCCACTTGGTATCAGAATGTGTCATCTCCAGATATTCCTGATACGCTTTCATAGCAGCCTCTTCCCACCACTCCTTATATTCAGCTCTTGCTTTCTGCTTCATAGTAGTATCTCATCTGACTTAGATAGTGTACTGACATCTCCAAGCCATCTATCAGAAGTTTCTCTGCTTCTTTATCGTACCGTACTTCTGCACTAGCCTCTTCATAGCTAGAGTAAGGATGCACCCTGCGATCCCTTACATGGTCATACCAATACTGAAAGGCTAGTATTACTTTGGTAGGTGCAAAGTGAAGAGGTTCTATCATGCTACGGCTCCTGGGGTTGGAATTCCTGTATGTAATCGTAGAATTGCTTAGCTAAGGTACTATCAGGTGTGGTAGTCTTAGATATAAATCTATATTCTATATCACCAGCCCATGTTTGAAGTCTATATGTATTTAAGATCTCATGCGTTGCTTCTATAGCCTTGAGATGCTGGTACTCTTCTAATTCCATTATAACTTGCATATCAAGCCGCCATCTGTTGAGTTATAAGATCACTAAGTAGATAGGTATACATCCACTTATCCTCTTTCTTTATTAGCTCTTCGTTCCCTTCGTGCTGTAGATCGCATAAGCCATATAGAACACAAGCCTTATTAAAGGTGAAGCATTTGCCGCCCCTTTTAGGCCAGAACTGTAACTGCTCATACTCTATGATACGCTTGTAGTCTAACTGGAGGGTGAGTAACCATTCGAGTCTGTCTTTTTTGATCTTCTCAAATGGATAGATATGTAAGGTAGGGATTATATTCTGAGCCTTTAATTGTACCACGATATACAGCACTGTCCAAGAGGCTTTTTCTTGAGCTATCTGATTCAGTACAACAGAGTAGCCTATACCCTGACCTGAGTTAGAGTACATAGGCTCTAGATTCTCAAACTTGTATCCTGTAGTCTTTACTTCTACTACACATACAGCTCCCGTTATACGGTTACGCAATACAGCATCTACATAGCCGCAGTAGTAATCCTGGGTAGCCTCGTCTAGTATGATCTTGAATGACAGTTCAGTGCCTAGTATCTCCCACTCTTCTATAGGCCACTGTGCTGCTAGTGCCTGGATGGATTTAATGATAGAGAGATCACACTTGTTCTTTGTCTCATCAGCATAATGATATACACTGAGTGCTGCCCACACTGCTGTCTCTACTGAGCCAGTCTTTAGATATGACTGAAAGCCTACACCTAATGCGTTACCATAATCTAGGTGTACATTATTATGCTTGTCTTGTCTCTCTTCACCTAGAGATAGCCCTACGTTCTGATTACGTAGTAAATGAAACTTCCTCTCACAAGAGTGAAATAGATCTAGAGTAGAGTAGCTGAAACGGTGAGGCTTACGAGATAGGTTAGGATATAGAGTAGGCCAAGGATAGAGTTTATCTTTAGGGTCTACTGGCTTAGGCTTATCTTCTGGATAGAGGTCATCTATCTCTTCCCATGAGTTAGAAAGCGTCATCAAAGTCTCCCTCTTTAACTAGAGCTTTAGCTTCTTTTACTTTGTTGGATTCTTTAGGCTTCTTACCTTTAGGTTTACCGGCCAGAACTCTCTGGCTCTCTGCATCTGCTGTCTTGACATAGCTCTGTACTATAAACTGTATGTCCTCTGGCTCTAGCTTGAGTATAGTATCCTCATTATGTTTGAGGCATTGCATAACTGACTTGCAAGCGAGCCTACAGGTATCTATAGGGATAGAACCTTCGGCTGATATGATCTGGTCCAGTTGGGCTAGTCGCTCTATAAGATCCGTTGGTAAATCCCTATCTTCGAACCTGTTAGGGAGTAGTGGATGGTGTTCTTCTACTTCTTCTGGACTACTGTCCAGTTGGAGTGCTGCTGCTTGCTCTTGTACAGATGGAGTAGAAGGTGCAGGAGCGGCATTAGGTAGACTGAGTTTCATCTTCCATCTCCCTGAGTTCTGCTTCTTCTATCTCTATACGTTCTGCTGCTTCAAGTCTATCGGCCAGCTCGTCTAGCAGACTCTCTCTTAGAAGCTTAGCTGTTGCTCTAGCTAGCCCTACTATAGTATCATTATCTAGCTGTTGAAAGATGCTCATGCGAATTCCGCCTCTACTGTTGTACCCTGTTCGTACTCTATTGAGATAGAAAGAGTCTTTTCATCTAGACTATATACTAGCTTGAACTCTCCCAGTGCTTCCTTCAGTGCTTCATCTTTGGATAGTACCCTATGCTTATAAGAGCTGAGCTTCTGTTTGATAGTAAGAGCTACTATCTGATCTGATACTTTAATAAGTATAGGTGGATCATCCGGCTCTTGCTGCACTACCCTATCCCAAATATCTTCTATCTTAATCATCTTAATATTCCTGTCTGATATAATTCCTGATGTAATGCTCTACGTTGTATCCCTTCTGACTCTACTCCAAATAGAAAGTGTAGCCAGTAGATAGTAGCTAGTCCTTGATCTCTATCTCCTGGCTTGCAGTGTATACACTCTGGTACTGCCTCTAGTCCCATATTACCTGTATGGGTATGGCAGCCTAAGCAATACTCCTGATAGAGTTGTTGAGTAGCTAGGGTGCGCGGTATGTTGACTCTGACCTGGCCAAAGGATTCGATCCCTAGGTCAGTAGTAATCTGATAGAGCACACGCTGATCTGTGAGCTTGCCATAGATAATCATAGCTATTATGATTCGTTCTAGGCTAGTCATGAGAGCCATACTACATATTCTGCTATAATGAGTAACTTTAGCCATACTATACAAAGAAATACTACCAATGGATCTGGTATTGGAGCAGATAACATGTCATATAATATAACTAAAGCTATTAGGGCCATTATTCCGAATAGATAGATCATAATGGCTTTGCCGGTATAAGATTATGATCTCTAAGATGCTTTAGATATCTTAATCTCTGCTCTGTTTCTCTGATCTCTATAGCTAAACCTCTATGCCAGCTATCTAGATATTCTTTCCAGAGTAGATCAAAGCCGTAGCATTTATCTCTGATACCAGCTACCATTCATCTTCCTCCCAAGTCTCTCCTGCTTCTATAGCCTCTGCTCTCCAGTTACGACCTGCATACTTCTCTGCACACTGTTCACAGAGATAAGGATTACCAGAGGGTGAGGTATTACCACAGCGTACAGTTATAGCTTTATAGTCCCAACCTTTAGGTATATATACTTCCATTGGTTTATCACAGCCTGCCATTAGATTTCTCCTGTCTTTGTAGTACTGAGAGTATATCTGTATAGCCCATCTCCTTCAAGAACTCAGCTAGCTTCTTATCCGCATCTTCCGTTTGAGCTTTCTGATCTCTGAGCATCTCCTGAGCCATCTTTTCTGATAGTGGCTTTCTCATTTCCTACCTCGGCTTATCCACCAGTAGTGCCAGATATAGGTCTTGCTATTGAAGATTAGCATAAAGCCTTTCTTTCTATAATAGAAAGTGTATGTAGTGATAGGTATCAGCTTAGGCATACCATTTTCCTACTTTATCATATAAGTCTACTAAATCTTCATGTCCTAATTCTTTTAGAAATTCACATAGTATCCAATCTGCTATACCATGCCCTATCTCATAATCTCCCTCAGGTTCTATTTCTGCCATCTGTTTCATTGCCTGTTCTTTAGTCACTCTTCCTCCCCCTCTTCTGCTGGTATGATATCTACTACTTGATCCAGATACCCAGAGTTAAAGAACTCTATCTTATCAGCCAGAGTAGATCCTTTAATTCTCTGGTTCTTCTGGCATTTATCTATAATATGCTGCTGTGCTACTACATCTAGGCGTAAGCGTGGTCGAGTCATAGCAGTATAGAATAGCTCTCTAAAGAGGTGAGTATTATTAGTATCATGTAAGACTAGTACGACCCTGGGCCATTCCGATCCCTGAGCTTTGTGGACAGATAGAGCATATCCTAGCATGAAGTCATTAAAGTGACCTGCTGCTTGTAGTGTCATCTCCTGTTCTGTATCATCTATTCTAACAGTTACTATGTGAGATGAAGCCCGCTTGCGTTCGTCAGTCTCTACATCTTCTGAGGCTGCTTCTAGATTGAAGTGGCTGAAATCATATTCTTCATCTGCAAAGGGATTAGTTTCTGTACCATTCTTTTCTGCATGATCTGAATAGAGATTAACATAAGAGCCAGTATAGTCTAGGTTCTTAGATTCAGGAGATGGTGTCTTACCATAGTATCCATAGTTATATCTAATCTCTGTAACTATTCCCTCTTGTTTGTCTAAGAATACACGGTCACCTACTCTAAGATATATCTTACGAAAGCCAGCTATTATCTCATAGACTGTAGAGCCAGTAGTGTGAGCCATATAGGTGGCTATCATAGTGGATATACCCTGAGCTGTAATAGCTTTAGCATTAGGTACATTCCAGGGAGAGAGTATCATATCTTCCATAGGATTAAACTGTCCGGCTTTTATGAGCTTCTCAAAGAACTTCCTAAGCTGTAGTCTGAACTCTACATCTCCCATCTTGTATGTCTTAGCTTTAGCTGTGAATAGCCTGATACCCTCTTGTGTAGCTGGGTCATAGTCTTCTTTTACGGGCCGACCTTCTATGACTCGTAGTGCCTGTCTAATGATACCAGACTCAAGAGCTTGTCTATGTACGTGCTTAAGCTCTATGATAGGTAGCTGCTGTACTGCGTAGTTAAGAACAGATTTACCGATAACAGGTGGTAGCTGATTCAGATCTCCTAGGAATATGATCTGTACTCCAGGAGGTAGAGCTTCCCAGAGCTGCTGCCATAGGGAGTTATCACCTACACCCAGAAGAGTACCCTCTTCTACTATCAGGTGGGTTATATTGAGCTTGTTATACCTATCACGCTTTGGATAGTATATGCGCTTTGTATCCCCAGTCTCAGGATCAGTTATAAACTCTACAGAGTATTCTAAGAGGTTATGTACTGTGGTTACATTATAACCAAAGCACTTGGCTACTTCAGGGTGAGAGCAGAGCTTATTACGTATGTTATTAGTGGCTCTATTAGTGAAGGCCACAACTGCCATTGCGGGAGCTGTTACCATATCACCCAGCCCACGGATACGGTAGTTGGTTAGATTAGCAGAGGATAGCATATCATGCGTGTGTATATAGTCCAGAGCTATAGCCTGTACCATAGTAGTTTTGCCAGAGCCAGCTTTACCTAAGATAGAGAAGCTAGACCCTTTACGCCACTGGGCTACGCCCGCCTCTTGATAGGAGTCTAGCTGTATAGGGTTGCCTTTCTGATCTACTATACCTTCTACTAGTTGAGGTGTAGCGGCTACTGCCGGAGGTATAGAGAGTGAGAGAGTCATAGGCTTTGCTATAGGAGGGAGCATAGAGGCTAGCTTTTCTTTAGCGTCTGGTATCTGTTCCCTTATGATACGCTCTACTGGTGTTTCTTGTGTATGCGTGTCGGCCTTCGGCCCTTTAGGTATAGTGAGTAGCATCAGAATACGTCCTCATCTAATTCGATAGGTGTAACATCAGAGTCTAAGAGCCGGATTACTATCTGAAAGCTCTTGGCTACTGTGCTATCCATATCTAATTGACTATGTGCAATGGCTTGATCGTATATAGATTTGAGTGTAGCTCTCATATCAGTACGATATACAGTAGATACGCTATGATAGAGATCCAGCAGAGATGTGACCTTTTTAATTGAAGCCCGGTCTATCTCGACAGGTAGAGCATTTGAGAGGGAGTATATGTTCTTCTTTACCCGGCCCAGAGCTGACTTTGGATCTTGTTTAGCAGATACTTTAGTAGAGCCTGTATCTGATCCCTTAGCCCATGTGGATACTGTTTGTATAGAGTTATACTCTAGGTCAGCATCATCCAGCTCTGATGATATAAGAGAGGAGATAGTTTCCATCATATACTGGCTGTTTCTCTCAGCTTTGGCTAGAGTAGCAAGTGATATGTGGGGAACCTGTCTCTTGAGAACTACTGTAGTATTGTATACAGCATAGAACATCTTCACTAGATTGTACTTTGATTCGTGCTCTAGTGTAGTAGATATGTAACCCCTGCAGAACTGAGGCTCTTGATCTCTATCAGCTATTAGACCATGCTCATCTAATCGAAGGATGATTCCAGCGATGATGTATGATTTAGGGAGATCTTGTCCCTTGCTCTTTATCAGGCTGAATAGCCGGTCTGTATGCACTGATAGAGGATGAACCATTGATAGTAGCTGACTGGTATCATAGTCATCTTGAAAGGATACTGATAGACCAGACAGCGGGCATATTGTGTAGCTAGATTTAGACATAGGGACTCCTTTAGAGTCTAGAGGTTAGATTGATAGTGTAGTAGTTAGAGCGATCTTGTATAAGCTGGGCATTCCATATCTGTCCAGGCATAAGATCTTGTATGGTATAGTTTATATTAGCTATGAAGCAGACTTTACCAGATAGTTTATCATCTGATGAGAGAAGGCGAGCCGACCAGCCATCTCTGTTAGTAGTATCTTGTACGATACGGATTAGCATTAGATATAGTCTCCTAGGTAGATGGCAGCCGGTATGATACGAGGTCTGTATATAGAGATTAGAGTCGGGGCTGCCATCCAAATATTGTACAGGAATCCCCGGAGAAGGTCAACAAGCGTGTAAGTGGTTGATTTTAAAGGATTTTCTCGATTTTTCGATCATTCTGATGTATCTAATGACCTGATTGTCTAATTGATTACTCGATTACTCAATTCGTTTTTAAGTGTAAGTGCCTGAAATATCAGTAGTTTATCCGTTCGATTCTCCTGATTCACCTGATTACCATATGATACCCGAGTGTGCGTGTGAGTGTTCGGTGTCGTGTGCGTATGATAGGAGGTAAATATCTGGGCTGATACGAATACATAGGTATTTTTTCTGAATGACTGTGTCAAAAGAAATACTCTCTCTATATAAGATACACCCTCTCCCCTTAGCAGGCTACCGCCTGATACCTATAGTACCCGATACCATCTGATCGACCCCTATTGCACTCACGGTCCCCCCCCAGGAATCGTGTGATATTGGTTATTAGGTGGATCTGGGGTATTGAAGAATCGGGCGAATCAGGCAATCGGGTTTTGGTATCTAATGAGTATGTATATCTAATCCTACTACCTTCACTGGCTACTGCCAGAGCTTATCCGCTAGGCCAGATCCGTGATCTTCCCACCTGGCGCACCCTGGTCAGATGCTCGATTAATAGTCTCTGTCTATCGGGGGAGGGGAGGGGATAGATACAGACTATCTATCTAATTCTATTGATTTAGATTAGGTAAAGGCATATCTTTTTGGCTTGATTTCTGATATGTTGGGATTTCATTCATTAGATAGGAAGGAAGGCACCATGAAGACCAAGACCACCAAACAGTTTTGTAAGATCGACGGAATTGAGCATATAGAAGAGTCGGACCAGTTCGGCAGAGTTATATCTAGAGAGCCAGCCAGACCTTACCAGTTATCAGACGCAGTTCTCAGGATGGCTATGACCGCAACAGATACAGCTTACTTTCTAGCAAAGTGCGAAGCTAAACTGGCACGAAAAGCTGGCTACATGAGTATATGGGGTTACTGGATGAGCCAATGCAAGGTATTAAAGAAAAGACTCGCTATATTGGCAAATATGCTACATAGACGGCTTTTCTATAGAGGCGTGACTATGGTTGCTTTTCCTTGTCTGTCTTACACTATTGCTGATGTATATACCGCAGTACAGCAGAGTCATAGGCTTTGAGATGCGATATAACGGGAGATATGCCGGTTTTGATGGTCTGACCAGCCTACATTCTATATATGGTACAATGGGTTCCCCAATCGGGAGAATTCACTTCAATCTGGAGATTGTAAAAATGAGACAAGTTACGACCGAACTGCAAAAGACAGTAAACAAGCTGGACAAGTCCGGCAACGTTGTGATGTCTAATGGCAAGGCAGAGAAAGAAAGGGTACACGACCGCTTCAGCGTCTGGTACTGCCCTGATCTGTCTGACTTTGGATATGATATGCCTGAGCCAGATAAGTGGGAAGCTACGGACATCGTAGGGCCAGATGGTGCAAAGGTATCCTGTGAGGTTCCTGTTTACGACGATGCTCTGACAGACTGGCTGATGAAAGCCATACGGGACAAGGCATTGTCCATCAGCCGGAGTCGAGAGAAGAGTGACACTCAGGAAGTCCCTGAGACTATGGCAGACTATCTGGCCTCGGCTGGTGGCATGCCCATATCTCAGCAGAGTAAGATCTTTGCGGAGAGTTACAGGGAATGGATGGCAGCCAATGGATACGACGCGCAACAGATTGCTACCTACGGGACTCGCTATGTGAAGTTTGATACAGTAGCGGCCCTGGAAGGTGCCAAGCTGGAGCATATCGTTAGCAACCTCAATAAGTTTATCCCGACTATTGATGAAGAGATGACCGGCAAGCTGGCGGGTGTACTTCGCAAGTATCAGGATGCTATCACCATAGCGGCAGCGGCATCAGAAGCTGATGCTTTCTAATGATCTTTTTTTCAGGGCTAAGTCATTGATATTAGCTTGAATTAGATCCAATTAGGCCCGATTGCTACTGGTAAGGTGATCGGGCCTTTATCTCCTGGGATATATCAGAACTTAATTATATTACCGTATGCTTATATTCCCGCGCTTCATTTCATTCAGCGGAAGACTGTATTCCCTTTGGTCATACGGAAGAACTAAGGATATAGCTATGCTTCGCATACGCTACACTATATGATAGTGCATTCACTATGTTCATGCGGAAGATCTAAGGAGTCGCAAGCGACGGGTTATTAAGAGAACTAAGGAGCTTCATTGCATTCAGCGTATCTAATGTATGTACAAGTACATACCGCCTAAGGAATCCCCCTTAACAACAGGCGGGGGATGGAAGCCTTTTTGAATCCTTACGTCTCCCGTATATCATAAACGGCTGTCCAAATTTACTAAAATGATAGATTCACCCATATCATACAGACTTTACGCAGATACAGATTGGCTACCTATACCTTCACAGGTTACGATATCTAATCCAGCACTTCTCTATTGCCCACTAGATCAAGACTCAGTGATATTAGGATCGCAGATACATCCCCTAAGAGTCTATGAGCTACTATGGGAGAATGGAGATACTTGGAACTCGCTTACAGGTGAGCACCCACAACAGCATCTACCGAGGTAATCATGTCTGATATAGAAGATCTCCTATCTAAATATATAGCTTGGAAGCCTACAGACTCAGACTACCGACTAGGAGCAAAGCTCGCTCCAGGTACAGAGCTAGAGTACTACCAGGGAGCACGAAAGCAGAACCCCGGTCATGTAGAGTTAGCCAATCTAGAGCATGAGTCTTTTATGGAGCAGAGATCAGCTGGCGAAGGGCTAGTGCTACCTCCGGCCTACTACCTGCTGAAGAAGCTACTACAAAGCAATCCAGATCTAGAGGCTATGGCGAAAGAGACTACCTTAGGGGGTCTGCTGGCTAAGCCTATACTAGATGATGAGACGACGGAAGCCAGCTTTGATCAAATGATGCATGGTATATATGGAGCACTGAAGAGCAAGCCAGTCCTCTAGTGACATACTTCACCTACAGATGTAACTGCGGTATAAAAGCATGGAGTAAGCTAGTCTCAGGAGAAGCAGATTGGTTCTGTCTCAGACACACTAAGTATTCCAGACTGACAAAGTATGTAGACACTTGGTGGTGGACTCTCTTTATTATGCCAATAGGAATAGCTCTTCAGTGGATCTGTATGATAGGACTATTGTTCGGTTGGGTACTTAGATGGGGTGCTTGGTATCATGCTGCATGGGTGCTCCCAGGCGGAGAGTGGTGGGAATACCAGCCACTAGATGACAAGACACACAGAATAGTACCTCCTATCATATTTAAAGGGGTGGACCAGAGAATACCAGAGAAACGAGAGCGAAGAGAAACAGACCGGAGAAAGGGGCGGGAGTCGGAATGACTACTTGCTTTGTATCTTATAGTCACTGGACAATAAATGAGATCCAGATAATAAAGGATTACTATCCTAGTCTTGGAGCAAAAGAGCTACTAAAAACTAAATTACTACCAGGAAGAACACTAGGTGCTATTCAACAGAGGGCACATAGACTAGGAATATATGATAGAACAATAGGCAAAAGAAAGGATAGAATGATCAGAATAGAGTTCCCTCTAGGCTTCTCTGATCCACTAATGCAACTAGCCGTATGTGGAAAACGTAATGGCAATTGACTCAGTTAAGCTAGTAAACTACTTAGCTTATGATGTACCACATAGACAGATAGCAGCAGCACTCGGCCTCACAGATGGTCGGGTGAGCCAGCTCTCAGCTGAGCCTAAAGTCACAGAGCTAGTATTAGCACGTAAAGCAGAGATCTCTATAGCTGATGCCGAAAAGATGGCCACGCTAGCTGATGCTAGATCTGCTCTACTCAAGAATATAGTGGACTTAGCTGGCGAATCAGAGTCACTAGGTGAAGCAGTCAGAGCTTATCAGATACTAGATCAGATGGCCTCAGCTGAAGCTGTGAAAGATCCAGCACTAGAGCAAAAAGGTAGCAGACCAGACAAAGTCATTGTGCAGATACCTATCTTTGTCTCTCAAGCACTCTCTATAGAGAAGAACTCGGCCAACGAGATCATAGAGGTAGCAGGCCGATCTATGGCCACCCTACCCACTAAAGAAACGTATCAGCTATTACAAGATGTAGCTAAAGAGAACAATATCATAGATGGTGAGCACTTCTAATGGAGCTTCCAGAGCCAATAGTAATCCCAGAACTATCAGCAGCAGAGAAGCTGAGGGATCTTACTGGCTCACGTAGAGCACCTACTGAGAGAGAACAGCTGGCCGAAGAGCTACTAAAGGAGGCACTATGGCTAGTACAGAAACAATGATGCAAGAGGTAGAGCTACATCATGACCAAGTAAAGAACTATATGCGAGATGATCTTGACTATCTTGCTACACAGTTAATGCCAGATGAGGCAGTCTATCCATTCCCTCCGTTCTACAGACAGGTATGGGCACTCATACTCTCTAACTTATGGACTCTCACACCAGAGCAGATCTTCAGATTCGCTTTAGGGCTTCCACGTGGCCATGTAAAAACCAACTTCCTAAAGATTCTTATATGCTATATGGTACTGCATGATTATAAGATTAACTTCATTCTTATAGTATGTGCTACAGAGCCACTAGCTGAGAACTTCTTGAATGATATACATGATATGCTCAAGATGCCACTAGTACGAGAGCTATATGGTAGCTGGGAGAACTCACTCACTAGAAGTACTATGAAGGTTAAGATCTCTAACTTTCAGAATAGAGGGATTATTATAGCAGCTATTGGAGCAGGTACTTCTCTGCGTGGACTGAACCTAAAGCGTAGAAGACCACAGCTTATTATATGTGATGATGTACAGACCAAAGAGAATGATGGCTCACCCCGAGAGCGAGAGAAACTACTCCAGTGGCTCGTAGGTACTCTATTCAAGGCCAGATCTAAAATCACTAAAGCAGCTATACTATACGTAGGTAATATGTACTCAACAGATTGCATACTGTATAAGTTCTCAAAACTGCCGAACTGGACAAGCCTTATTACAGGTGCTATACTCGCAGATGGTACAGCCCTATGGCCAGAACTCAACTCTATAAGAGAGCTAGTAGAGGAGTACGAGCATGATGCAGGGCTGGGAGAAGCATCTACTTGGTTTGCTGAGATACAGAATGATCCTATAGGTGCCTCAGCTGGCCTGCTAGATCCATCAGAGACCATAGCTCCATGGGAGAAAGCACTAGATGGAGTAATGGATACTTATCATATCCGCTTCATAACAGTTGATCCTGCGGGCAATGATCCTGGCTCAGATGATAACGTAGTAGCTACTCATTGCCTAGAAGAAGAAGAGACTATAGGTACTGTAGAGATAGCTAATGGTAATTGGTCACCAGGAGAGGTAGTCAAGGAGATAGTTAGGCAGGTAATAGCCTACAGAGTGGGTATAATCTTTATCGAATCTAATGCCTATCAAGGCTCACTAGCGTATTGGCTCAAGATAGCCTTTGATAAGCTAGGACTAGAAGAGATAAAGATTGTGCCTATACACACAGGTGCAGCAACTAAGTACAAGAGAATCAAAGCCTTTGTTAGACAATGGACTAGAGGCAAGTGGCATTTCTACAGCCAGGGTGCCTATAACAAAGTAATATACCAGCTATATGCATATAAGACTACCAAGAGAGATAATGTAGATGATTGTCTGGACGTATGTTCTCAAGCAGTGTTGGCCGTGAGCAAGCACTATAGAGACATACTCAATGCAGCTGAGCTTATCTTCGAGGAGTCCGTATCTGAGTATACCTCGGCCCGAGTTCGACCTAGTAATACTATAATAGATCGTATTAGATTAAGTGAACATGGCCGGAGATAGGACTAGATTGGCCGACGAGCTGGCCAATGAGGGCGTATACCTTGCCGGTGAGCCGCGGTTATCACACAAGGGGATGGTAGCTGTCATAGGCCGCAGAGCGTAGCGTGCCTTGACAGAACCAGCCGTGTGATAAACTAGCAGGTGAGCGGCGAAGGATAGCCCGAGTGAGTAGAATCTTTTAATTAATAGGAGCAGAGACCCAATGCCCGCTGGTATCAGGATTACACAAGCAGCTCATGATAAGTTAATTACTTATGTAGAGCAAGTACTTCAGAGACAAGAGAAGTTCTCTGATTGGCGTGATAAGTTAGAGAGTATAGATAAAGCATATGGTAAGCATGAGGTATATCTAGATAAAGATGCTGATTGCTCTAATACATTAGGTACTAAGGTAGCTAAGACTGCTATTAAAGTGCCTCTTATTAATTCTGAGGTAGACTCTGTAGCTGCATATCTGACTAAAGTATTCGTAAATAGAACTCCTCTATTCCCAGTTTTATCAGATAAAGGTAATCAACCTGCTGCATTAGCTCTTCAGGCTCTTATATCTAAGGATGCACGTCAGCAGAGATGGGGTAGGCAGCTAATACTCTTTATGACGCTAGCAGCTAGGTATAATGTAGCTGGAATAGAGGCAGAAGATGTCTTTCAGAAGGATATGCGTATTACAAATGCTGAATCTGTGGATGAGGTAGCTATAAATCCAGTCAGTATGGCTGTTACTAGGCTTAAAACCATTGATATGTACAATGCACTCTTTGATTATAGAGTAGCACCAGCTGATATACCTATAGATGGGGAATATGCGGGTTATAATGCTCTAGTATCTAAGATATGGCTTAAATCCTATGGTAATATGCTATCAGTTAATAAGCAGGGCTATAATTTAAGGGAAGCCTATGCCTCCTCTATGGCAGGGCTAGAGAGTTATTGGCATCAGCCACCTGATATATCTGATGTTACTCAGATTACAGCAGAAGATGAGCAGAACTGGTTTAACTGGATAGGTATCTTAGATGATCCTACTCCTAAGCTGGCTGCTTCTAGTTATTTCTTTACTAGGCTATATGCACGTATCATACCTAGTGAATTTGGTATAGGTAGCTCTGCTCATCCTACTATAGTGAAGCTTACTATTATTAATATGAAGCATATTATCTCATATGAGGAAGTAGTTACTCCTCTTAATGTGCTGCCTATTCTCTTCTGTGATATTAGAGAGGATGGCTTTAAGTATCAAACTAAGTCTTCTGGTGAGAATGTATTACCGTATCAAGAGGTAGCTACTGAGCTTCTTAATGTAAGACTGGAGGGATCTAAACGTGCATTGGCAGATAGAGCTATATTTGATCCACTTTATCTTAAAGAGACAGATGTTAATAGCTCAGTATCCGCAGCTAAGATACCTCTTAAGAAATCGCTTCTTGCTTCTGGCGATCGTCCTAGACTTAGTGATGTGTATTATCCTATTCCTTTTGAGGGACAGGGTGTTATTAATGCCATGAGTGATATGCAGACTATCGTTAAGTTAAAGGATGAAATCAATGGAGCTAACTTTGCTTTCCGTGGTCAACAGACACCAGGTAATAGAACTCTAGGTGAGTTCGATCAACTCAATGAATCATCTGATGATAAGGCTCTCCCCTATGCACTTCGTGTAGAAGAGCAGGTAATGGTACCCCTCAAGCTCATTATTAAGGCTAATATCTTGAAGTCTTCTACTATAGAAGATGAGGTATTGAATCCTGATACTGGAGAAGTTGTATCACCGGATGTAGCTAATTTGCGTAGTACACTGATGGACTTCAAACTAACTGATGGTCTGAGACCTAAGACTGCTATAAGAGATCCTAATGTTCTATCGAGTGCTATGCAATTGATGCAGAATAGTGAAGAGCTATCTGCTGGTTATAATACTCCAGGTATCTTTGAGGATATTATGGGAGTACTCGACATAGACATTTCAAAACATAGGAGACAAGCACCAGATGCAGATACTACCGGAGAACCTAGTCCACCTGAACAGGCCGGACCACCTGCCACCCCAGGCCTTAGTCCAGGTTGAACAAATAATAGCCACACCTCAGATGCGGCAATTCTTTATAGAGAAAGCTACAGTTGTAATGTTTGACAACTTAGTATCTGTAGATAATAAATCATCTGGGGATTTTATCAGAGGAGTTAATAGAGGTACGTTAGCTTTTCTTAATGCCCTAGTAGAAAGTTTACCCGAGGAGATAGAGAATGTTTAATTTGTTTGGTAGTAATGCCGCCCCTGCAGAGCCAGCTGTTGTAGCTCCTACACCCATAGATACAAGCACAGCTCCAGTTGTGACTCCCGTAGCTGATCCACCTGCGCCTGTTGAGCCAGTAGTCGGCCTTGACAAGTGGAAAGGATTAGTGGATAATGAGTCATCTGAAGGCAAGCCGCCTGTAGAACCAGCTCCTATATTCGACCCAGTAGCTATACTCAAAGATCCGGCGGCACTTGAACAGATAACCTCCTCCTTAGACTTCTCAAAGTCTATCTCAGAAGAAACTCAACAGAAGCTAGCTGATAAAGCACCAGATGGTATTATATCTCTGGTGAATGATATAGCTAAAGCCTCCTACCAACAAGCACTCCAACACTCTACTGCGTTATCACAACAGCACGTAACAGATGTCCTAGCCAGACAAGAAGACCAAACTTCCAGTAATATACAGTCTCATATTAAAGACTATGAACTGGAGCAGCAGCTTCCCGAGGTTAAGAATCCTATAGTGCGTTTGGGAACTCAGCAATTTATCTCCGAACTCCGTAAACAACAGCCTAATATATCTAGTCAGGACGTTGCATCAGAGGTAAGGAGTTATCTTACGGAATTGTCAAAGAACGTCAATCCACCTGCACCTACTCCTGCAGAACAGCAGGCAGCAGATAATGTAGACTGGATGGCAGAAATGGGATTTAAATAAACTTAGGAGCATATTATGCTTGGTTCACTTAATAACAATGGGTATTTCTATACCAGCTTTAACCCCGCAGAGCTGAATAAGAAATCCTTCTCTTCCATGATTATGCGTCTGTTCCCTAACGGGTCTGCGCCTCTGTACTATCTTACCGGTGAGGTTGGTAGAGCTAAGGCTGTTGCTGCATCTCATGGTTACTTTACGAAGCATATGGCATATAGCCAGATGACTATTGACGGTGCTAAAACGACTGAGACCGCCTTTACTGTCCTGGCTACTGCTGGTGTTGCACCTGGTATGGTCTTCCAGATTCCGGCTACTCGTGAGCTGTGTCGTGTTAATACTGTTACATCTGCTACTGTTGTACAGGTAGATCGTAGCTTTGGTCGTGTAGCTGTTGGTGCAGTAGCTGATGAGGCTGTACTGTCTTGTGTTGGTAATTCTCATGTTGAGGCTTCTGTACGTCCTGAGTCTCGTTCGTTGAAGAGTGTATACGTACCTAACTATACGGTTATCGTGCGTAATGCTTGGAGTATCTCTAATACTGCTCGTGCATCTCTTGCAGAAGCTGGTTTTAATAACGTTGCTGAAACTAAGTCTGATGCTGTAGAGTTTCATTCGACTGATATTGAGACTGATCTCCTCTGGGGACAGGCTGTAGCTCCTGCTACTGATGCTACTACTGGTCAGCCGATTCATGCTACTCAGGGTCTTATTGACTCTATCTATGAGCATGCTGCTAGTAATGTTAACTCTGCTGGTAGTACTACCAAGTATACCGAACTGGTAGATCTGGTAGAGCCTGCTTTCCAGTATAGCTCCAATAAGATGGGTAATGGCCTGAAGGAACGAGTCTTGCTTTGTGACTCCCAGGCAATGAAGGTTATCCATGATATCGGACGCTTGAATGGTGAGGTTACTCAGACCACAGAGACTACTACGTTTGGTCTGCAATATCAGAGCTTCAAGTTCTATAAGGGACAGTTACGCTTGCTTGAGCATCCTCTGCTTAATGAGCTTGCTCCTGTTGCTGGTGTGGCTGTTATCGTGGATCTTAACAGTATGGCTCTGGCTTATATGGATGGCCGTGATGTGAAGAAGGAAGAGTACGATGGGTCTAATGACTCTACCGGCTCTGGTGTTGACGCATCTGGTGGTTCCTTTACTACTGAGTTTGCTACTGAGTTCCGTAGTCCTCAGACCTGTGGTATCATTAATGGTCTTACTGCTGGTGCAGTAGGCTAATCAGCTTGAAGTGGCGGGTAAGATGACTAGTAATATATACCTCACGGTAGTTAGCTATCTCTTGCCTGCCCTTCATTTCTATAATAGGAGATCAACATGGCCGGTGGATTAGGTGAAGTAAGAACTGGAGTATCAAGTTCCCTTAAACTTGACTCTGAAGATGCAGGTAAAGCTGCTAAGGCAGTAGTAGATAAAGAAATACAAGAAGCAACTGCTACTATTCTCAATAAGGGACAGATAAAATATACTACCGTAGGTGAACCTGTGTTTGGTTGCTTTACACAAGCTAGACGTAGGATTAGATTTAAGGGTGGTATGTTTGTGGTAGATACAGCTGATGCAAATGCTGTAGATATTATTAATGCTTTGGATTATCATGTTACGGTAGGTACTCTCAAGAAAGAAGAGTACGGAGTATAATTAATGTCTACCTGCGGCGAAATCTTAGCTAACATTCAGCTTATAGTCCCTCAGCCTGAGAAAGAGGCTTTGATACGAGACAAGATGAATCAAGCTATTAGGCTTATATCTACCTCTGGGCTTTTCTGGAGAGATATAGTAGAGTCTACATTAGGATCGACTGAGGGCGTAGATGCCGCAGCTTACGTTCAGTCGATTCCTACTGGTATAGATGTACGTAAATTAATATACTGTAAGTACCCAGACCCTGCTACTATGGGGGCTATTGGATTAACTAATTTAGAAGACTTGGTGGATAACTGCGATGCCCTTGGGGATGTAGCTTATCTAGCAGGTACTGCTTTACATATTAAAAACTCAAGACTGTCTGCTACTTTTGATGTAGCTTATTATACAAATCCTGATTTCTTTGCTACTGATGGAACAGATGATGATGAAGTTAACTGGATTACTGAGTTAGCTCCAGGTCTTGTAGAAGATTATACTTCTGCCTATATGCTTAATCTTATAGGTGAGAAAGAAGATAGTAATCGTATGACTCAGCTAGCTACTATGATGCAAGGTACATACATTCGTGATTTCGTTATGAGTATTATTAACTAGAGTTTATTATGATATATCTTGACCTTATAAATGCTAATGGTACTTATGATCTTAATAATGGATTACCCACTAGGGAATCAGAAGGTACCGTTGTAATATCTAATCCTGATGGTGGGCATGGTTATACTATCGGCTATAAGGATAGAGATGATGCTTTTGTAGCTTATCCTGATGGAGTAGTTACTGAATCTAAGCACGTACTTCATGGTAAGGGTGCTAGACTTCAGATACTAGTTGCAGGGATTACTCCTGGTGATGATCTAGATATAGGTTATTCAGGATGAGTGAACCTAATATTATTAGGCCTGAGATAGAGGATATCATTCAGCCTATAATACAGGATATTATAGTACAGCATACTGAGCCTGTACTTACAGAGGATAATGTTGTACATACGGGTGACAATGTAGTTCACTCTGGCGATAACGTGGTACATACGAGTTAATTATGGCTGATAGAGAACTTCAAGTAATCTTATCGTCTGGTGAAGTTACTGATGTAAAGATCGGTGCTAATCAGGTAATTACTCAAAATATACTAGATGCTCATACTGGTGATGCAGATAAGCATAGAGAAATTAATGATGCTGGTACTCTAGTCTCTGAGCTTTATTCTGCTGCTGAGATTATATCAAGACTAGCTACTAAGTCAGCTAGCTCTCACGATCATGATTTTGACTATGATGTACTAGGAGCTGCTGCTGCTGTACTCAGCTCTCTTAATACTCATATCTCAGAAGTAGCTAAGCATCGTATTATCAATGATTCTGGATCTGGAGCTACAGAGCTTTGGTCAGCAGAGAAGATAACAGCAGCAGTTGCCGCTAAGGGTGATATGCTGGAGTCTAATTATGACTCTAACTCTGATGATATAGTAAATGCAGCTGACCAAGTTGCTGGTGTAGACTCTGCTGGTAATGATAAGTACTATGGTACTGATGGAGCAGGAGATGAAGGTTTCTATGATCTCCCCTCTGCTGGTACTCCTGATGCTCATGCTGCCTCCCATGAAAATGCTGGTGGAGATGAGATCAGCCATGATTCTCTTACTGACTTTGTAGCAGATGAGCATCTAGCGCATGGTACTATCACTTTTACTGCTGGTACTGGCCTTACTGGTGGTGGTACTCTAGCTGCTAATAGAACCTTTAATGTCAGTTTTGGTACTAGTGCAGGTACAGTATCGCAAGGGAATCATGCGCATGGTGGTGTATACGAGCCAATTGATACAACGCTACTTCGTGAAGCTGATGTTGATGATACACCAGTTAACGGTGTTCTTACTGCACCTATCTCTTCTAATTGGGCTTATGACCACGACAGCTCTAGCTACCATTATCTTCAGTCTGCTATTACAACGCTCGGGACTGTAAGTTCTGGTAACGTAGATGCTATCGTAGCTAATGCTACAGCTCAATGGAATGCAAATAAGATACAAGGTATAGATGTAGATGATACAGATATAGGAGATGCTAAGGCTCTTATCTATAACTCTACTTCTGGTAATCTTGAATATGAATCTCTTGCAGGAGGCCATGATTCCGTAACTCTTAGTGGTACTCCTGACTATATAACTCTTTCAAATCAGGATATAGTACGTGCGCTTATTAACCTTGCCTCACATGTCACGGGTAATCTACCGACTGCTAATCTTGCTGGTGGTACTGGTGCATCTAGTGCAACTTTCTGGCGTGGGGACGGTAGCTGGGCTACTCCAGCTGGTTCAGGGGACGTAGCTAAAGTAGGCACACCAGTAGATAATGAAATAGGAGTATGGACAGGTGATGGTACTATTGAGGGTGATACCAATTTTTCTTGGAATGGTTCTACTCTCACTATTACCGGGGCTATCGCTGTTACTGGTAATGTGGATGGTAGAGATGTCTCTACCGATGGCTCTAAACTAGATGGTATAGATACAGGAGCTAAGGATGACCAGACTGGTGCAGAGATTAAAGCTGCATATGAAGGAGAAGCAGATACTAATGCTTTTACTGATGCAGAGAAGACTAAGCTCTTAGGCATAGAGACTGATGCAGATGTTACAGATGAAAATAACGTAACTACTGCTCTTGATGGAGCTACTCTTACTGATGTTGGTGCTTATGTAGGTACTGATAAGATACTTGTACAGGATGCCTCTGCTTCTGATACACTTAAGATTCTTCTTGTATCTACCTTAGAGCCTGCTGACGGTACGATAATTAAAGCTGCTGATGTTGATGATACTCCTGTAAACGGTGCTGCAGCTGTACCTGTTAGTTCTAACTGGGCATACGATCATGCTGCTGATGCAGACCCCCATACCGGTTATGTACTTGAGTCTCTGGTTGATGCTAAGGGTGATCTAATAGTAGCATCTGCTGATAATACTCCTGCTAGGCTTGCTGTAGGAGCTAATGGTACTGTACTTACTGCTGATTCTGCAGAAAGTACTGGTGCTAAGTGGGCTGCTCTGCCAGGTGGTGGAGATATGCTTCAGTCTACGTATGATACAGATTCTAATGGTTCTGTAGATAGTGCAGAAGCGGTTGAAGTCTATGTTCGTAAAGGTTCAGCCGGTACTATCAGTAAGGGATCTCCTGTATATGTATCTGGCTGGAATGCTTCTGGTTATTCTGAAGTAGAACTAGCTGATGCTGATGATGCAGCTAAGATGCCTGCTCTTGGTATAGCAACTGAAGATATAACTAATGCTGCAACTAAGACTGTACTTGCTGCAGGTGTTTTAGATGGTCTTGTTACTAATTCTTGGGCTGTAGGAGATCCATTATATGTATCTACTACCGCTGGTGGGCTTACTAATACTAGGCCTACTGGTATTACTTCTGCAATACAGAAAGTAGGTTATGTACTTCGTAGTCATATCACACTGGGTGTTATTCAGGTAGCTGGTGCTCTCCGTTCTAATGATATACCTAACTTAGAAGATGGTAAGCTCTGGTTAGGTAATGGTTCTAATATAGGTACTCCAGTAGCTATATCTGGAGATGTTACTCTTTCTAATGCAGGTGTTGCTACAGTAGCTGATGATTCACATTCGCATAGTGCTTATTCTCCTACTAGTCATGTTCATACAGGTGTGTATGAGCCTGCTGATGCAACAATTCTTAAAGACGCTGATATAAGTGTAACTATTGCTGCATACAACCATAATCATAATGGCATATATGAACCATATGATGTTACGATTCTAAAAGATGCAGATATAGGTAATACAGTAGCAGCAGAGAGTCATAACCATACCGGTACATATGAACCTGTAGATGCTACTATCCTTAGAGATGCAGATGTAGACGATACTCCTGTTAATGGAGCTACTACAGATCCAGTATCATCTAACTGGGCTTACGATCATGAGAATACTGCAGATCAGCATAGTGAATATGCACAGAAAGCTGATAACCTATCTGATTTGACTAATGCTGGTACTGCTAGGACTAATCTTGCTGTACCTGGGTCAGTCGTATCTGGTGATATAGCAGGATCAGATGCTATAGTTAATATAATCAGTCTTACACAATCAGAGTATGATGGTGGTAGTCCTACTTCTACTACTCTTTATATAATTACAGGATAGAATAGATATGAATTATGAGGCATTAAAGCTTGAATTAGATAATGGGCATCCTGTAACTGGGGCTTATGATGCAGATGCTGCTATTGCTGCTGCTCAGATGAATGCAGTTAATATAACAGTGAATAATCCTGTGGATCTTGATGGATTAAATCTTGCTATTAGAGAAGCAGGAAAGTGGACTTCATTCAGTGAGAAGGCTGTATTACAGACTATATCAGGAACATACGATAATCAGAATATGTTTGAATTTATGGGTCTATTCCCATCATTGACAGGTAATAACCAATTAGATCTACAGGGTACCTATATGTCTGGGTTAATTGATGATTGTGTAGCAGAAGGTAGTATGGGAATTGGAGTAGCTACTGCAATTAAGGCATTTGGGGAAGGTCCTATATCTAGAGTAACTGAAATTTCAAATATACTTGATTATTCTGAACTAATAGCTGCTGACCATGTTACTGAAGCGAGGACTCGATAATGTCTGGGGAAACTATTATTGCAAAAGGCGGGTATACGTCACTGGTTGCTTCTGGCTCTACAGCAGACGATGTATTTAGTACTCTCTCTGCCTCAGTAGATACTATTCTTACAGATGGATCAGAGCTATTTCCTTTGTTTGATTTTAAGCTAGATATAACATCTGGTACTCCAGCAGAAAATGGGATAGTAGAATTATATAGAGTTCCTATGGATGGGACAGATCAGGCACCTACTCCTGCTGGAAGTTATCTACAGCATCTTGTAGGTAAGTTTATATTAGATGATGCGACCGATGAGTATTATATTTTTGGTGTTGCAAATGTAGATGAGAATGATAAATTCATCTACGTTAACAGGCAGGCAACTACTATTACAGCACAGCTTTATATTCGTGGCAGAGGCTGGGCAAAAGCAGCATGATAATCAATCCTGGGAGTAAGTTAATCCGTGGTTTTCCTCACCACAATACGGATACTTATCCGAGGTATCCTATTGAGTTAGATTATTCACATCCAGCATTAAACCCTGAGTATAAGCTAGTAGTCGCAATGCGAGCAGAGGATGGATATGTATTCGATTACATTAATAATCATCGTGTAGAGTCTAGCTTAGATTATCTGGAATGCGCTTATGGGCCATGTTTTGTAAACACTACATCTGTAGGGTCGTCTATAGCTATACCTTCAGCGCAGCAGCTAAGGCCTTCTCCAGAGATAGTCTCAACATTAACTATAGGCTGTCATTACAGTGGTAGTAGTTCTACTTGGGCAGTAGGTATTGGCCCAAGTGATAATATAAATGCGCATATAGATATTGGTGGTCATAAAAACGATACCCGTTTTCTAGTAAAAAATGATGGAGGTGTTGGATATATCGCCACACAAAGCGGAATAAGCTGTAGGTATAAAAGTTTTGTTTATGTTACAAGGGCAGGCTCAAATGACGAATATGGAGCAGGGAAAGAATGGGCACACGCTTTTAGAATGAGCAATGGATGGAGTAGCAGTAATCTACCGGGCGTTGTTTATACTACGGGCTACTATAATGGTTTAATTACTAAATGGAATCTAGGACAAAATACTAAAGATCATAGATGGGGCCTTGTATTAGGAATGTTATGGCATGGAGCATTACCAGACGATGTAATTAGATATATAAATGATTACCCCTGGATGTTGTTTAAGCCGAGAGGGATATAAATCATGGAGCCTAATTTATCTTATGAACCTCCATTTTGGGATGATGAAGATGCTACTCCTACATCTCCTACTCCTACCTTAGGATCTACTGCTATATCTAAGGTATACCTAGGAACAACTGAAGTACCTAAGTTATATCTAGGCACTACTAAAGTTTATGATAAAGATGCTTAGCTGGGATAGATGATATGGGTGATATAATATGCGAGATCCCGCAGAAGATACAGAAGATTCAGAAGAGGTACAAGCTGTTAAGCAGAAGGGAAAAGCTGAGTTACTTTATAAGCTATTTGTGGGCTTGTCAATCCCAGTCATCTTGGGTATCTATTTTAATTGGCTTGATAATAGGGATACTATTGGTGATTTACAACATGAAGTAGAGAAGTTACAGATACAGCATGAGAGCTATGTTGATAGATTAAAGATACTAGAAGACTGGAAAGAAGAAGGTGATAGATTTACTAGTGATGATGGACTAGAACTAGGTGCTGATATAATAGAGATTAGACGTTCTTGTAGTATTGCAGAGTCTGAATATAGAAAGCATAACCTAGATGCTCAAGAACATATATCTAGTATCAGAGAGAATAGAGGTGATATAGCTGAGAATCATTCAGATATTAAAGACCTTCAGAAGTATCATAGTTACACTGGGAATAACAAAAGATGAGTATTCGTAAGTATCCGTTATCAGCTGCAAATGGTAGAGCTATACCCGCTGAGGTATTCTCTGCTATTACTCATATATCGCAAGCTATAACTACATCTGTATTAGGTACTCTTATTCAAGATGCTAACTATACAGAACACTTGATGCTTCTCTACTGTGATCAAGATGCTCTAATTACCTTCTCAGCTGATGATGTTATCAGTGGTGATACAGAATCCTTTTGGATTAATAAAGATCAATGGCATATATTAGAGCCAATGCAAGAATACTATGATGTTAAAGCCACTACTACCAGTGGAACAGTTAGGATTAATACTGTATTAAGATATGATACCTTGGGTATTGAACTTCAAACAGGTTTTAGATAATGACTACGACTACTCAAGGTATTTTGCAGTTTATTCCGTTAGATGCAGAGCTTCTAGCTAGTGCTGCTGGTGAAGTAACTAGTAAGTCAGCACACGTACCTGACTTTAATTTAATTGATGCTTATAATGCTATGCCTACAGTAGGAGGGTATAGCTCATTTTTTGGTAAAGGTGAATACTTAGATGAGGAGTCTCTTCCATCTCAGAGTATACAAGATATAGTTACCTTTAGAACTCTGCATGGTGATAATGTACAGCTAGCTTTCTGTAGAGAAGGCCTGTATATGAGATCTATTGCAGGTGATGCTACTGGTGTACGTACTTATGCTTCCGGGGCCACACCTCCCACTATTACTATAGATATGCCTGCTGGTCAAGCAAAATGGATATGGGTACTAGGTCCTACTTATGGTCCTACTAGTCCGTGGGAGATATGGACTTTCCCTATTCTAGATAATGAGATGTATATCTATATACAGGGACTTAAGTTTATATATAAGCTGACTTCTATTGTTCCTGGTAGTGTAGTATTTGAGGAGCTAGAACCTACTTATGTAATTGGTACTGATGATGTATATGAGTTTACTCTCTATGCAGAGAATGATTCTGATGGAGATGATACCTATAAAGCAGTACAGATTGATACAGATGCTCCTAGCTATATGGGTAACTATACTCATTATGTCCATAGTGCTAGTCTTGTAGCTGATTCTAAGTTACAGATAGAAGCTGCTTTAGGTCTGGGTTTCTCTGTAGATGTTACTGAAACTGCTAGAACTATAACTGATATAGAAGCCTTTATTCCTATATATGAAGATTATGATGAAGTAAGAGAGAATTTATCTATAGTACATAATGGTAGTAATACTGATTTTATTACTGTGCTTGAAGGAGGCATTGATCCAGATTTACATGGATTTGATGTAGATGTTTATAGAGTTGAATTTACACATACAAATCCATTAGGAGGAGTAGCTCCTAATCCTACTGGAACTGTAGATGTAACTGCACATGATTATACTGAAACAGATATAGATGCTATCTATACTGGAGGACAAGAAGAAGTATTATGTAATGGATTAAATAATGCAGGTAGTGGAAATTATCAGTGTTGTTATAGAAAGATTATGGGAGATACTCCTAATACTGGTGTGCCTACTGATGGACAAGCTACAGATACTATATATTGGGAACAAGAGACTAGTAAGACTGCACCTCAATTTACGCATAGTGATGTAGATGTTACGGTAACTGTTACTAAATTAACTACTCCTGAGACCGTAATCCAGAGAACCATAGGTAAGACTTATCCTGTTACTAGAGAGATACGATTTGGTAATGATGCTGCCTCTGGTACTTGGAGGCATTGGGATACTGCGGTAACAGATGAGCAGAATAAAGCAGAGATTGAAGCTAGATTAGATAATCCTAGTGCTCAATATTATTGTAATGAAGGTTATAATAAAGATCTATCTTCTTTAATAGATAGTTGGGCGTTTATTGAATTAGCTGATGATTACTATTGCTATACTGTAGTAATTAATGAGGTAAACTGGGGTGGAATTAGAGCTATTCAGATAGCTAATAATAGTGGTGGTGCTTACTATCTTCCATGTGATTATATGGAAGTACAAGAAATATTTGAGTCAGGTTATTTGAATGGTGTAGATTTCGTAGAGGGAATTACTACACCTACACTTGAATATTGTAATATTAAGATACAAGTAAATAATTTTATAACTGTACCTGATGAGATTGTAGATGTAGGTAGTACCTGGCAATTAACTTTAGACTCAGAAGTAAAAGTATTTACTATTTCTATAGGAGAAACAAAGAAAGAAGTATGTGAGAATTTCCTAGCTTTTGTAGAATCTTTTACAGAAGTAGCTGGAATTATACATTATAGTCAAGTATATGATCCTTCCTATCAAAGCCAAAATGATCTTGCTTTTAGTATTGCTTTTGTAGGTACCGCTATTACAAGTTGTGTTTTTATAAACTTAACTGGAGGTGGTGGTACTACTGATTATGGTCCTGTACTCTATGATAATATAACTATAGCAGCAGATGATGCTATTAAATTTAATAACTGGAGTATAGATTTCTCAAATAATACCCCAACATATGAAATACAGATAGGAGCATATAGCACTGCATCTTATAGTATAGATGAAGATGAGTTAGTTGATGTTCGTCTACTAGTAGCTGATTTTAATACTAATGTAGGTCCACATTTTGGGCTTACTGCGTATTATGATGGATTAGTCTTTGGTAAAAGAATGTTAATAATACCTTCAACACCTCTATGGACATCTTTAAGTAGCTCTACTGCTTTACTTATATATATGAAATCAGGGTCTGGATCTAATGGATTTACTAACTGTAGATATGGAGATGCGCTTAGGGGAGAAGTATATCCAGATGCTGCTACATCTAGTTTTAATAACCATGCAGTACAAAAGTTTGTTCAAGTAGGTGTAAGAGTTACAGGCTTTAAAACTAGAGAATTAACTGAGCTATCTGTAAATGGAGCTTCTTATCTCATACCTTTTGAATATGATTCTAATGATGTAACTACTGTATTAGCAGCTAAACTTGCAGCCTATTGGACTGTAGGTGCTATACAGGTAATTACTGCTGCTAGAGCACAGGTAGATACTACAACTAAAGTTAGAATTCGTATCTTTGATGACTCTGAGCCTTCACTTACTCTTACTCAAGATGGTACTACTCTATGGGAAGAGGAAGGTACAGGTTATGACACAGAAGAAGTAGAGTTACTTCAGGTAGAGGGTATATATACTGCTCGTGGTAGGCTTGGCTATTGGGATCGTAGTAATCTAATAGGCTGGTCTGCTTATGATGATAAGGTAGATTTCGTACCTAGCTCTGAGACACAGGCTAACCAAGTTCCTGTACCTGCTATCAAAGGTAAGATTGTTAAGTGCATAGGATATGAGAATGGCTTTGTAATCTATGCTACAGGTAATGTAATTATATCTAGTTATGAGGGTGGGCAGTATACCTTTAGAGCTAAGCCTATAGATGAAGCTGAGGGTGTAGTAGATCCCAGACACATAGCTGCTCATAGGGATATACATTACTACTGGGGTACTAAGGGACTAACAGCTATATCCCCAGGTAAGGGAACAGCAGAGCTTGTGCTAGCTGAGATGGCCGACTGGATCAATACTTTCCGGTATCCTATTACTTTAGGTATAGTATCTAATAGATATATAATTATCTACCTACAGGATAAAGTACGTAAGTTCTCTAATAGAGATGTACGTATTGGCTTATCTGAGTTGGATTCTAGTCTTCCTTTTACAGATAATTCACCTAGGGAGATATCTTCTGCTGCACATGGTAGTAACCTATATCCTATATATGAACGTGCGTTAGTGTTGGATACTATACTAGGAAAATGGGGTACTTGCGATAGTCAAGTATTTCTGTTATCATCTATGAGTCCTATAAATCAACCTGGTTATCAAATAGCCAAGGATTATGAGCTTACAGCTAGCAAACTTCATAACTTACAGACTGAAATCTTATTGATACAGGATGATAGTAGTGATGCGGTTAAGTGTTATATTGCTATTGACAGCCCTGCTACTAGCTATTGCTTATTTGGACATTATACAACTCATCGAATTAGGAACTCTAAAGTAGTAGCACTTGATGCAGAGTTCGTAGACTTCCCAACTGCCCAATTAGAGATAGAGCGATCAATAGATGGTGCTACTATCGAATGGGATCAGCTATACAATAGTTCCGTTACTGGACTTAAAAGCAAGGTCTACCCTAACATAACGGGTAAGTGGCTTAATGCTCTAGTTAAGGGAACATACAACCTCAAACGCTTACTTATTAAAGGACAACCCTATGGCCGGGAACAGCAATAGTGGGCCTTCTGTATCAGCAGCTGGTGCTGGTGGTGCATACATAACTCCTACCAATGGAGGCTCTAATAATGACTTTCCTGCTCCTATAGCTCCTGCTGCTCCGGATGCTCCTAGGGCTGAAGCAAGAGGAGATAGTGCAGAAGATATACTTGCTGCTCTCTTTAAGGGTAAGAAGAATAGGAAAGAAGGTGATGTCAAAAGTTATAGGGCACTTACAGGTGGTAGACCTAGCATAAAAGCATTACAAGTACTTAACCAGCTTTATGATTCACCTATCATTAAAGCATTTATAGCATCGAGCAAAGGAAGATAAGATCATGGGTGTAACTATAAGTGGTTTAAGTAGTGGTGGGTTGTCTGGCACTTTTGGTGGTAGTAATGGTGGATTCTCTATTGCCTCTAATCCAGGTAATCTTACTCCTTTACCTGCTAAAAAGAAAGAGACTTCTACTACCCAAGGTACCCAAACTACTAGTGGTACTAGTAATACTAATACTACTAAAAGGGGTAGATCAACTACTAATACCAGAGATCGTGAAGTCTTTGATAAGCAGAATATGGATTCGCAATCCCTCAAGACTCTGCAGGATCTAATACAAGGTATCTCTGGTGGGGATAATGAGATCTTTGCTGCTATAGATCAGGCATTGCTTGGTGGATTAGCTAGTAATAGAGAAACAGATCTTCAGTCTGATCCTAATAATGCAGTAGCTAGGACTCAAGGTAGAGTACAAGATAAGACACGTAAGTTACTAGAGCAAGTGCTTCCAGAGATCTATAGAGGCGCAGAAGATTCTGGCTTTGGACAAAACAATGCTCTATCTTCTCTTCTTACTCAAGATGCAGCAGTTCGTACTGGTGAAGCTATAAGTAGGATACAAGAAGACGCATACTCAGAGGCAATTAATAGTCGTATATCTAATCAAAATGCTCTTACTAGTATGCTTGGTCAGGGATCTGCTAGTACTGATGCTTTGCTTGAAGCTCTTAGTATAGCTAAGGGTGCAGTAGAATCTAGTGTAAGAACTACTACTGGTCAGAGTGTAACTGATTCTATAGAGAATACAGCCTCTACTACTAATACTGCTTCTACTACTAATACTAATAATACCACTACTTCTAATAGTGAAATGGTTGATCCACTAGAATGGGCTAAGCTGCAGGCACAGCTTCAGATGTTTGGAGATAGCCAGCCTTCAGCAGGTGAGAAGCAGTTAGCTATGTTCCAAGCTATGGGTGGTAATATGGCTTCCTTGAATACTAGAAGTGGGTTTAATAATCCACAGGGTAGAGACAATAGAAATCTCTGGAGTAGAATCGGGCATGGAGTA